AAGAACAGGAGGCAATAGAATCAATTAGAAGTGAAAGTTCTCCGATAGATTTCTTTATTGCCTAAATAGGAATTCAGATTTATGCAAACATATTATTACCCTAAAACTATTAAGAATATAACTATAGCATTGATGGATATGTTTAACAAAATGGTTGTAAAAAAGTATGATATTAATGGTAATGTGGTTAAGGAAATACAAGTTCCTTTACAGTTTGGACCTATTGATAAAATTCAACATGACAGATTAGAAAATCATTATTTTGATGTCAATAATGTTGAACATGGTCAAAGATTTTATCTTACAATTCCTAGAATGTCAATAACTATGGAATCTCCAGTATATAATGCAGATAGAGCATATGGTGTAAATGAATACAGATATTGGTTAGGTCAACAATTAGAAATAGCAGATATTGATACTGTTTTTAAAGATTATCAACCTACTCCTTATGATTTATCATATACATTACATATAAAAACAGATTCTTTAGATTATCTATCACAAATTTTAGAAAACATTTTACCTTATTTTAATCCAACTCTCATGTTGAGAGTAAAAGAATTTTCATTTTTGAATATAGAGAGAGATTTGCCAGTTACAATTATAGGAATAAATACTGAGTTTATAGATGATATGAATAATGAGGATACTAAGTATTCTAATGCTTCTATTTCATTTAAGGTAGATGCTTTTATGTATAGACCTTGGGATTATGGTAAGATTATTAAAGTTATTAATTCTAAATATTATGTAGATACTGACAGTATAACAAATACATCTGCGTTGAATGTTTATTATTCAACATCAGGAGTTCAATTAACATCTGCAGGTGAAGAATATCCAACTAGTTCAGTACCAGATACTTATAATACAAGTGGTGATTATTTAGATGATGTGAAAGAATTTCATTGGTATAAGGAGGTTTTGTCTGCATCAGATTAATTGGAGGTTTATATGACAAGTGCAACAAATGAAATAGGTGATTCTTTTAATGGTATAAATAAAAAACTGAACACATCTTTTGAACTAGAAAAAGAAGATCAAGATATTATTAATATTCTTGTTGATCTAAAAAAAGAAATAGATTCTTTTCAAGATAAAAAGAAATCATTAGTTGATTCGAATAATGCTATGGTTTTAGCAGATCAAGAGTATATGAGAAATCATTTGAAAACAATTATCATCAATACTAATACTGTAATTAATAAATTAGAAAATGAAATAAAAATAGGAACTCATCCAAGAACACACGAAGTTTATGGTAAATTGATTCAAGCACTAACTGGTGCTATCAAAGAACTGAGAGAGTTAAATACTACAATAGTAGAATTGAAAATGAAGGATAATAGATTAGATAATAATATTGCTAATAAAAAGATATCATTGACTGCCAATCAATTGTTGGATATGATAGATAAGGCAAAAAAATCTAGTCAAATTAATGCTATAGAAGTAGATTTTACCGTAGATGAGAAGGAAGATATTAAATGATAAATGATTACTTAAGAATTAAAAAATTGATAAAAAATAGTATTGTTGAAAATATATTCTTAGATATTGAAGATTCTGTATTGATTAAAGAAGAAAATGGTAAATATAGTATTATAGGATTAGAAGATTATGTAATATGTGAAATGATTAGTAGAGATATACATAAAGTAAAATTAAATGATGAAAAAGAAATTGGTGTGATTTATGTTGATGGTAATAAAATATATGGTATTTGTGAAAATAATAAAGTGATATGTGGATTAGAATTTAGTGAAGTAGTTGATGGAGTTGTACAGAATTCTAATATCATATGTTAATTTTTACATTGACAAAATTCTTGCAAAGATTCTATAAGTTTTTCAGAACGGAGATGGTGAAATGTATCAAGGTAATCCAGACTTAAGAAAGACAAGTGAAATTATTGAATATGAACCTTGGATGATAGATGAAATTATTAAGTGTAGTGAAGATATTATCTATTTTGCAGAAAAATATTTTACTATAATTAATATTGATACTGGAAAACAACTTATTAAATTGTATGATTTCCAGAAAAAAATGTTAAAAGCATTTATAAATCCTCCCAATAATAAGCGTCATTGTATAGTAAAAGCATCTCGTCAGTGTGGTAAATGTGTTCAAGAAGACAGTATTGTTAAAATTAGAAATAAAAAAACGGGAGAAATTAAAGAGATTTCATTAGGTGAATTTTATAAGCAAGTAAAAACTTAAAATAGTTGTAATTGTTTGTCAGTTTGGTAAGTGAGTTTATATAAATACTTATAAAATATTAATTTTTAAAGTAGGATTGGAAAATGTGTAAATGTGAAATATGTGAAAAAGATTTTACGTCAAAAAGAGGATTGAAAAATCATATTGATAAATTTCATCCTGATAATGTTAATTATGATTGGAAATGTGAAGTTTGTAATAAAGGATTTAAAACAAAATCAAGTATGTTATCTCATATAACTAAATGTCATAAAGAAATAAAAGTAGATGAATATTATAATAATTTGAAAATTAAATGTAAATTATGTGGAAAAGTTTTAAATTATAATACTAAATTTAAATTTGGGGATTATTGTAATCAACAACATTATGAAACATATATTAGAATAATTAAGAATAAATTACATTTTATATGCGAGATATGTAAAACGGGATTTGAAAAAATAGGATCTTTACAACAACACTTATGTAAATTACATCCAGAAATTAATCAAGAAGAGTATTACAAAAAATATTTGTTAAAAAATGGAGAACCTGATGGAAAATGTTTATGGTGCGGAAAGAAAGTAAATTTTTCTTCGTTTACAGATGGTTATAATAAATTTTGCTATAATTCTGAGTGTAATGTTAAATGGTATAATAAAAATACAGATAGAAAAGAAAAAGCATCAAATTCTACATCAGAAACATATAAAAAACACCCTGACAAATTACACAATAGAATTGAGTATTGGATTAAAAGAGGATATTCTATAGAAGAATCTAAAAGATTAATTAGTGAAAAACAATCAACATTTAGTTTAAAAAAATGTTTAAATAAATATGGTAAAGAAGAAGGTAATAGAATTTGGAGAGAACGGCAGAAAAAATGGTTGAATAGTTTAAAAAATAAATCTGAAGAAGAATTGATAAGAATTAATAAAGCAAAAATGGGAGTAAAAAGTTTTTCTAAAATTTCTCAAGATTTGTTTGTAAAAATTCATGAAGTGATAAAAAACGATTTTAATGATATTTATTATGCTACTAATGGAGACGAAGATAATAATGAATATATTGTATTTACAAAATCTGAAAGATTTAGATTTTTAGATTTTTATATTCCATCTATTAAAAAATGTATTGAATTTGATGGCGATTATTGGCATGGAAAATCAAGAGGAAATAAAAAAAGAGATGAGCAAAGAGAACAAGAAATTTTAGAAACTATAGATGATATAAAAATATTACATGTTAAAGAAAAAGATTATAAAAAGAATCCAGAAAAAATAATACAAAAATGTTTGAGGTTTTTAAATGAATAAACAAATAGATCCAATAGATGATAAGTTTATAGAATCATATGAAATAGATGAATGGGAAATTGAGACTGAAAATGGATGGGAAGATATAACACATTTACATAAAACAGTAAAATATGATGTATATGAACTCAGAACTTCAAGTTTTAGTTTAAAATGTGCTGATACACATATAATAATAACTGAAGGATTTAAACAAAAATTTGTAAAAGATCTTACGTTAGATGATAGAGTAATTACAAAAAATGGATTAGAAAAAGTCATATTTGTAAAGAAATTAGATATTTCTGCAGAACATATGTATGATTTATCAATAAATTCTAAAAATCATACTTTTTTTACAAATAATATATTATCTCATAATTCTACAGTTTCTACTATATTTCTTTTATGGTATGCATTATTTAATAGGGATAAGACAATTTGTATTATTGCTAATAAAGAATCTACTGCTATAGAGATATTAGATAGAATTAAAATGGCATATAGGTTGTTGCCATTGTGGATGCAAACTGGTATAAATGATGGTGGTTGGAATGCTAAATCGGTTTCTTTAGGTAATGGTTCTAGATTGATAGCTGCAGGTACATCTACAGACTCTATTTCTGGTTTGTCAGTTTCTCTTTTGTTCATCGATGAGTTTGCTAAGATTCAGAAACATGTTGCTGAAGATTTTATAACTGCCACATATCCAGTAATATCATCTGGTAAGAATTCTAAAATTATAATGATATCTACTCCTTTAGGAATGAATCACTTCTATGAATTCTGGAGTAAGGCAGTAAAGGGTCAAAGTAATTTTTATCCTATTAAAGTTGGATGGTGGGAAGTTCCGGGAAGAGATCAACAATGGAAGAAAGAGATTATTGCTGATATTGGAAAAGTGAGGTTTAGTCAAGAATATCAATGTAAATTTTTAGGTTCAAATTCCTTATTGATTGATTCAGATGTATTAGAAGTCATGGATTTTAAAGAACCAATTGGAAATAAATGGAATGGATTGTTTCTTATATATGAATATCCTATTGATGGAGCATATTATGTACTTGGAGTAGATACAGCAAAAGGAACTAAAAGAGACTATTCAGTTATTCAAGTTCTAAAAATAGTGAATGAGGAAAATGTAGAACAAGTGGCAATTTATAGAAATAATGAGATATCACCTAGGGATTTTTCGCAAGTAGTAATGTCAGTTTCACAGTATTATAATGATGCAAAAATGATGATTGAGAATAATGATATAGGTCAAGCAGTATGTGATTCAATTTGGTATGATTTTGAGTGTGATAGATTGATTAATTTAGATCCTAAAGGAATAGGAGTCAGAAGTACCAAAGCGACCAAATTAGAAGCAAATATGTTACTTAAAGATTACATGGAGAGAAATTATATCAAAATAGTTGATCAAAGAACTATATATGAATTAAGTAGGTATGAAGAAGTCTCTCCTAATGTATTTAGAGCAGAGAATGAGAATGATGATACTATAACTGCTATACTTTGGGGTTTATATTTCGTAAAGAGTGATTTTTATGAAGGTAGAACTTATGGTAATACTCAGATAGAGGATAAATTTAAAATAAAAGATGAAGAATATGACACTCCTCTTATGATATTTGATGAATAAAATAATTACTATTTATTTATGGAATTTTTTATAAATATAAGGAGAAGATGTGTATTTTTGTATTTATAAAAAATAAATTTTTAATTGGAGGATAAGATGAGTAATGTATTTAAAACTCCTGGTGTTTATAGAGAAGAAATTGATTTATCAGATATATTAATTCCTACAGGTATTTCAGATGGAGCAATAGTTGTTAGAAGTCCAAAAGGTCCAATTAATAGACCTGTCTTGATTACTAATGATAAAGAATATATCGAAACTTTTGGAGAACCAGTGTATACTTCTGGAGCAGCTTCTGGAGAAATTGGTTTAACAAATGCAGGTATTTCAACTCTTGCTGAACGTCAACAGGTTCCTGATTATGGATATGGTTCATATGCGGCTCTTGAATTTCTTAAAGAATCAAGTCAACTTCAGGTTGTTAGGGGTTGGAGTGAATCTGATAAATTCTCAAATGTTTGGGTAAAATCAGATTTATCAACTTCGGCATATGAAGTAGATGATGGAACTTCTGCTACTTCTGCAGATCAATATGTATATGGAAATTATACATCGGTTGCACCTGCATCAACATATTCAGAATTTGACAGAGTAGATAATATTCAAGCATTAGAAAATTTTGCTTCATTTAGTGGATGTATGAATGTATTTGCAAATAATCCATCTGTTTATGGTGATGATATAGCAATTACAATAGAACCATTTAGTCCTTGGGCAGATTGGAGATATTCTTACGATACATATCCATCAAATGCAGTTGCGGCTTCTGCTACAACTTATGAAGCGATGTCTGCAACAACATATTATCCAATTGCTGATAAGGTTTTTAAAGTTAATGTATTTGTAAAACCACATGAATCATCTTGGGATGATTATGTTGATAAATCAGGTAAAGTTGGAACTGGTATGGATACTTCTTTATCTGCTACTCAGGCTCTTGCTAGTGCTACTGATAGTTATAGAATTAATCCAGTAGAAACATTCTATGGATCTCTTGTACCTATAAAGGATGTAAATAATAATGAACTTTGGATAGAATCTGTTATAAATGGAAATTCAAAATATATTTATGTAAAGACTAATTTAGCTACATCTAAATTTACTGAAATTAATGACTATAATGAAATATCTAATAAGAGAGATAATTATGGTTTATTTATCTATAAGAAACAATTACTTAAACTTGCAAATGGAGCATCATACCAAGCAACAGGTATAGGTAGTATTGCTGGATGGTCTGGATTCGAAGATAAGAGTATTGGTGTTTCTATTTTAATAAATCCAGATTGGTCTTCAACAGTAAAACAAGAAGTTGCGAGAATATCATCAAAGAGATTGGATTGCATAGCAGTGGGTCAGGTAGGAAGTCATAAGATTGTTTCAAGAGAGAATATTAAAAATGCAGAAGGTTACGGATATACTTCTCCATCTTATATGGCATTGTATTCTGGATTCAGTAGAGTTTTTGATGTTTACAACAACAAATTTATATATCTACCTAATGCTATTTTTGGAGCAAGTCTTTTTGCCCGTATTGATAGGATTGGAAATCCTTGGGATGCACCTGCTGGTACTAATAGAGCAATTCTTCCAGTTCTTGATCAGAATAAGATTTGGTCTGATACAGATATTGGTGAATTATATGACAAGAATATTAACTGTGTAAAGTTCATTAGAGGTACAGGTTTTGTAATGTGGGGTCAGAAGACTGCACAGATGAAAAAGTCTGCTCTCGACCGTATAAATGTTAGAAGACTTCTTCTTTATATTGAAAATAATGTAGAGAGATCTTTGAATCAATTCTTGTTTGAAAATAATACAGATAAGACAAGATTGAGAGTTTACAACATAGTTGATGAGTTTCTTAAATCTATTTATGCTGGTGGTGGACTAACAGGATACAAAGTTGTATGTGATGAGACTAATAATACAAGTCAAGTGATTGATTCTAATCAACTTAATGTAGATATTTATGTACAACCTGTCCGTACAATTGAGTATATAAAATTAACAACTGTAGTTACACGTACAGGGATTAGTTTTTCTGAGGTATTGTTACAAAGATAAAGTTTGAGAATAATATATAAAAAGAGAGACAGCGACTGATCATCGTTTCCCGAAACCTATATGAGTAGGGATTATCTCTTTAATTTAATCTATATAGGAGATTTTATGTTTAAAAGATTAACTACAGAAGATTTTTTAAAAAAAGCAAAAGAAATACATGGGAATAAATATGATTATTCTTTAGTAGAATATAAACATTCAAAAGAAAAAGTAAAGATTATATGTAAAGAACATGGAATTTTTGAACAGAGACCAAATTCTCATTTATTAAAAATGGGATGTCCAAAGTGTGCAAAAAATTGGAAAAAATCTTTTGAAGATTTCATTAAAAAAGCACAAGAAGTTCATGGTAATAAGTATGATTATAGTTTAGTTGAATATAAAGATACTAAAACAGAAATAAAAATTATATGTAAAAAACACGGAATTTTTGAACAAAGACCTAATATACATTTAAAGGGTGGTGGATGTCAAAAATGTGCTAATATAAAAATGAGTTTAATTAAAACATTAGATACTGAAATTTTTATAAAAAATGCAAAGAAAATACATGGTGATAAATATGATTATTCTAAAGTAGATTATATTCATAATAAAAAATATGTTGAAATTATTTGTAAAAAACATGGAGAATTTTTTCAGAGACCAAATGATCATTTACAAGGTAGGGGATGTGTAAAGTGTTCGATGAGTGGTAAATCTAATATGGAATATGATTTATTAGATTTTGTAAAAAATAATTTTAATGATGAAATAATTAATGGAACTAAAAAAATAATTTCTCCATATGAACTTGACATATTTATACCAGATTTGAAACTTGCTTTCGAATTCAATGGATTATTTTGGCATAATGAATTAAATAAATCAGATGATTATCATGTGATAAAAACTAATATGTGTGAAGAAATAGGAATTCACTTAGTTCATATATATGAAGATGATTGGATAAATAAACAAGAGATAGTAAAGTCTCGAATATTAAATCTTCTTGGTAAAACTCCAAATAGGATATATGCAAGAGAATGTGAGATTCATCAAGTAGATTTCAATATATCTAAAGAATTTTTATTGAATAATCATTTGCAAGGGAGTTGTACAAGTAAGTATAGGTATGGATTATATCATAATAATGAGTTAGTTTCGTTGATGACATTTGGAAATTTAAGGAAAAATTTGGGTCAAAAAGCAGAAGAAGGAAGTTATGAATTGTTGAGATTTTGTAGTAAGTTAAATACATCTGTAGTAGGTGGAGCAAATAAATTATTCAAATATTTTGTAAATCAAATTAAACCTAAGAAAGTAATTAGTTATGCTGATAGATCTTGGACTATGAATAATGGAAAATCTCTATATGATAAATTAGGGTTTAAATTAATAAATATAACAAAACAAAACTATAATTATATAAATAATAATATAAGGGTAAATAGGTTTAAATTTCGTAAGGATGTTTTAATTAAAGAAGGATATGATTCTAATAAAACAGAGCACGAAATAATGTTAGAAAGAGAAATTTACAGAATATATAATTCTGGTAATTTAAAATTCGAGAAGGAGATATAAATGAGTAATTTTACAATCGAAGGCAGAAAATTAGCAACTGCTCCTGATATTCAGAGAACTTGGTTGTGGGAGTGGGTTATTCCTGAAATTGGAGATATTGCACCAGATGGTTTTGATTTAGAAGATTTGATTATTAGATGTAGATCTACATCTATACCATCAAGGGGAAATGAAGTTATTGAGAGTAATTTCATGTCAATGAAACAATATTTCATGGGTAAACCTATTATTGAATCAACAATTACTACTCAATTTGAGGAATTTGAAGATCAGAAAATAATGCAGTTTTTGTATTCATGGAGACAAGCAATATTTAATATTGGTCCTAAAGAATCAGATTCTATAGATTCTGTTACTAAATTTGTGGGAGATCCTGGATCTGCGGCTCTGGGATCTAAAAGAAAAGGATTATCAAAAACTTGTTATTTAAAGATGTATGCATTTAATGGAGATCAATTACCATATAGTATAAAGTTTATAAATGCATGGCCTGAAAATGTAGAAGGTGTTTCGTTAGATTATGCTGGTGGAGAATCAGTAAAGTATAATGTTATATGGAGATTTGATTTTTGGCAATTGATTAAAAATTAATTATGTATGGCAGAAAAGAATTTTACTATAGAAGGAAGAAAGTTTCCATCGATGCCAGATCCTCAAAGATCATGGATGTGGGAACTTTCTATTCCTAATATTCAGATTTTACCTATTATACCTAAGATTAATTTTGATGAAGATGATTTTATAGTAAGGTGTAGATCAACATCCATTCCGAGTGGAGGTTTTGAACATTATGAAGCCAACTATTTAGGTTTCAAAAAATTGATTCCAGTTAAAAAGAAAATTACAAATGTTATTACAACAGAAATAGAAGAATTTGAAGATCAGAAAGTTTTGAAATTTATTTACGGATGGATGAATATTATTATTGATCAAAATCCAAAAAACTTGTTTGTTGGTCATATGCAACCAACTGTTATTGCAAGAAATATATATACTAGAAATATAGTTTTGAATATGTATAAGTTTTCTGGAGATAAACTTAGTAGAAGTATAATATTTCATAATGCATGGCCGTTGAATATGGGAGATGTGACTTTGAATTATGCAGATTCTGGTACTGTTAAATATTCAGTAGAATGGGCATTTGATAACTGGACATTAGGAGATTAAATATGCCATTAGGGTTAACACAAGGAGAGGTTAATGGGTTTTACTCATTACCAGAATTAGCATTTGGTAAATCTATACAACCTGCATATAAATTTGTTGCGTCTTTTTTAGAAAATCCATTTAAACCTGTAACAAATAGAGATGTTGGACCGATGCCAGTTATTATGCCTTGGCATATTACAAGTGTAACAATTCCTAATTATCAATTTAAAATGGATAAAGTAATGTATGGAGTTGTTCCTAAAGTTTTTCCATTACTTGATTTTGAAGAAGCATTAAAATTAAAAGTAACATTTGAAGAAGATGAATTGGGTACTATTGCATATTTTATAAACTGGATGCAGAGAAATATTATAGATAGAGATGGATATTATCGTGCTCCTCAAGAAACAAAGATAGGACATTTTGTTGTAGAGGTTCAAGATAGAAATGGATTTCCTGTTTTGTATTATGTATTTAAAAATATAGTTTTTCATGATGCAAGTGATCCAACATTTGATTATACATCAAATGAGGTTATAAAGTATGATATTACTTTTGTATCTGAGATATTAGAAACATGGTTTGTTAAATATGGAGCAATAAGTAAAGTTCAACAAAAAGTATCAGATTTTATGTTACAACAGAAAGTAAAAGCATTAGGAGTTAATCAAAGATTCGAGGAAGATTTGATTAGACCTTTGAGAGCATTTAGACAAGCAATTAAATAGAGTAAGTAGATAATTTAAAAGGAGATTGAAAAATGAGAATGGAAGATGTAAATGAATTTGAAATGAATAGTAACTCTGCTAATGTTGGTAAAAATAATATATCTGATGATGAATTCATTAAAAGATCATTAGAATCAATGCAACAAAAGAGACCTATTCAAGAAGTAGAACAAGAAAAGGTTAAAAATCCATCACAAAGTTTAGCACAAGCTATGAGTAGTATGGTTGATTATAATGATTTGAACAATTCAAATTATTGGAAGATAGATAATTTACCTTCGAGAGGTCTTTTATATCCAGAGGGTACTGTTATTTTAGGTAGACCTTTAAAGGTGATTGAAGTTAAAAAATTATCAACTCTTGCTGATGGAAATGCTGATTTCATTATTAAAGATATTCTTAGAAGAACAATAAAGGGTATAAATATAGATGATATTTATATTGCAGATAAATTGTTTTTAATTTTGTGGTTGAGAGCAAATTCCTTTAGGGATAGTTCATATGTTATCGAATTTCATTGTGACAAATGTGATTGTGATTCTGATTTTCATTTTGATATAGATAATATAGAGATTCAATATCTATCAGATGAATATCTACATAACAATGGTTTGAAATTACAATCAGGACATTCAATAAAAATTAAATTTTTGACTATAGGCGATTCGGATAAAATAGAAAGATTTAAAGAAGTAAATAAGGGAACATTTATGGAGTTTGATTCTGAATTGTTAACAATTGCTTCGATGATATCTGAAATAGATGGATCTTCTAAATCATTACTTGAGAGATATCAGTTTGTTTTAGGTTTAGATCCACAGGATTTTTCTTTGATAGTAAGTTATATTGATAAGTTTGGAATGGGTTTGAAACCATTTATGAATGTTAAATGTAATAAATGTGGAGGTACTAGCCAGATGGCGATTACGTTTCACAAATCTTTCTTTTTTCCCTCGTATAAATTTGAATGATATTCTGGAATATCAGTTCCAGATATCTAACAATATGTACGGAAGAAGTGATTTTGATACTATGGATTTTTTTGAATTTATATGGTTATATGAAAGATTAGCAAAGGAAAAGAGAAAAAGGTCAGATGGTGAAGAAATTACTTTTTAGGTGAGATTAAATAATGGATGAGAAGAAAAATTTTTCATTTAAAGATTTGTTAGATATTTCTAAGGCATTGAAGAATGTAAACAGTCTAAAAGAATCTAACCAAAAGACGATTAATAATTTTAGTATTGATCGTAGGTTGATGTCTTTGGATAAGAACATTCTTCAAGGAAATAAATTACTAATAAGTGAAATTAAGAAATTAAATAAATCATATTCAGAAAATACTATTTTTAAGAAAAAAGATCCAAATGCTAAACTTTTGAATGAATTAGAACAGTCAAATTTATTTGCAAAAGAAAATATGAAACTTCAAAAAAGCATATTGGGTAAAAAAATTAAGGATGGTAGTGTTATTTTAGGAAACGTTTTGAAGTTTGGTTTTATTAGTGGACTACTTGGATATTTGATGTTTGGTGATAAGAAATTGTTATTAGATAGTATTAGAGATATAGGTAGTACTATTGCTAATATCGGTGGAGGATTGACAGGTGGTTTGATTAATGGAGATTTCTCTAAAGTAGGAGATACTGTTAATGAATTATATAAGGATTTTGGAGAAGGATTAATAGGTCAGATATTAAGTGGTAAAAATAAACCTTTTAATGTATTAAAAGGTACACTAGAGGTTCAAGGTGGGTTATTTCAAGGTCTAATATGGGGAAATTGGGATCTATTCTTTAAAGGAATAGATGATGTTAAGAAGAATTTAACTGCTGGTCAGATGGGAATGTTAGGAGCAATTTTATTTGGAGTACCACTAGCTAAAGGTATGTTAAGTGAATTAGGTAATTTAGCAATAAAAGGATTAATGGCTCATCCAACGATTGCTCTTGGAATAGCAACAGTACTAGCAACAGGATGTATAATGACTGCTGTTGTAAAATTAACAGATGTAATTGTTAGCAAATATGAATCTAAAAAAAGAACTGAAAAATTTATTAAAGGTAATAATGATTTAATTGGTGAAAAATATAAAGAAAAAGGATTTAGTGACGAAGATATAAAAACACTACAAGATATTAATTCTACTTTACTTAAGTTGAGTAGTGAACAAAATAAAAAATCTGATAAAGAAAAAATGAATGATATTATATTAAAAAATACATTGAGACAAAAACAACAAGAAATATATAAAAAATATGGATGGAATGGATGGAATAATTCTTCAAGTGGTACTGTAACACAAAGTCAATTGAATAATCTTTTTGTTGGTTCTGATAATATTCATTCTGGATTAGATTTAAATGTTCAATCTAATTTTAACAAAATGAATGATGCATATTTCAAAAAAACTGGAAAACATATAAAGATTAATTCTGGATTTAGAACATACGATGAACAGAAAGAAATGTACAATAATGCCAAAGATAAAAAGTATGTTGCTAAACCTGGAACATCTTATCATGAGAAAGGGTTAGCATTAGATATTGATAGAGATATTGTTAATGAATTAGATGAGATGGGATTATTGAAAGAATATGGATTTCATAGACCTTTGAATTTTGAACCTTGGCATATAGAACCAATTGGTACACGTAAGTTAAAACTACTACAAAATAAAGTAGTAGTTTTAACTAATGCAGATAACAATCAACCAAAAGAAAGTATATCTAATAATCAGAAAAAAGAGATTCAAAAAGTAGAAATTGGTGAGAAAAGTATAATGGCATTTGCAGAAAAGGTAGCAACTGAATTTATAAGAAAACTTCCTAATCAAAACGGATCGGGAGTTTCTTCTTCACCGATAATAGTAAGGAAATAAAAAATGGGATTCTTAGCAAATACATTTAATAAGTCATTGTTTACTGTAGATTCTTATAAGGGTGCTATAGGAGATGAGAAAAATAATGGATATGCAGTAATTAAAATAATACCAGATAATATGAGATCTCTTTCAAAAGATTTTGATTTAGGAATTATAGGAATTATTCAAAATCCTATTAAATTTAATGTAACAGCAGAATGGGAACAAATGGGAGGAATTACTGGTTTGTTACCTATGTTACCTATTGGTCAAACATTAGGTAAAGAAATTAATAGTCTTGCTAATGTTGGAGGGTTTGCAGATTTGGGATCTGTATATGCTTCTAGAAAAATTTACAAGAAAAGTGGTTATTTAGATATAACTGCAGATTTAAAAATTGTAAATTGGAATGATGATGGTTCTCCATATAAATCTGTTATTTTAATTTCCACATTATTATTACCAGATTCAACAATGGGAAGAGAAGGATTATCGATAGCAAAGAAATATATAGAAGAAGAATCTATAAAAATTGCTGGTGCTCTTAAACGAGGTTATGATGTTACTAAATCTGGTATTATAGAAGGAATGAATAAAATAGATAAAACAACAGGAAAACCAAATAATTTTTTACCAGCAACACATTGTAAAGAACTAACTGAAGGTGTAATTAACTTTATGGAACAAACTGCAGATAGAATGGGTGCTAAAATTGGAGATAGTGTGGAAAATTTTACAAATTCTACGATAGGTCAACAATTAATTAAAAATGCTATGGAAGAATTGGAAGATTATGTAACATTAAGATCATCTCCAAGTACTGTTACTGTAGAAATAGGTAATTTTTTTAAAAAGAGAGATATGATTTTAACAGATGCATCTTTTGAATTTTCTAAAGAGATGACAAAAAGTGGTCCGTTATATGTAGATGTTCATCTTACTATAAGTAGTAGAAAAATTCTTGGAGATGTTACTGATTTAGGAGTAGGTTTAAATTTGAGTAATGGAGAAGGAAGTGGTAGAGTTTATACAACATATTAAGAGAAATTTATTATGAATAAATTTAAGAGAATAAAATTTTTAAAATCATTTGATATAGATGGAGTTATCGAACAAGATTTGTTATATAATTATTGGGATTTGTTTGAAATAAAAAGACCACTTCAATATTTTACATTGAGTAGAGCATTTATAGGAAGACCTGATTTATTGAGTATACAGGTATATGGAAATCAGAAATATTGGTGGTTGCTTTTGAAGTACAATAATATTGATGATATTTGGAATGATATGGAAATAGGAGATATTATTTCTATTCCGGATGTCAATGATTTAGATGATTTTTTATTGAAAGTAGTAGCAAAACAAAAAGCAGAATAGAAAATGAGTGAACAGATTGGACAATTACCTGGTCAACAATTTTATTGTAGACTAAAGATAAAGGGTGTCGAGATCGCATCATCTAATATCATCTCTTTAACAATAAGAGAATGGGTTCTAGATGTATTACCTAAAATTGAATTATCTATAGCAGATATGGGAGGTTTATTAGAAGTAGCAACATTAGAAGATAATGATGAAATAGAAGTCAGTATCAGTAAACATTCAGAAAGTGAAACTCAATTGAATATGACATTTTTATTGAGTGATTATTCTATTTCTATTATTTCTGATAATAGAATGTTAAATATTAATATAGTTGGATATATGAAAGTGAATGATATGTTTACAACAAAGAATAGATGTTTCAATCAATCTTCATCTATAGATGTTTTGAAAAAAATATCAACTGAAGCAGGATTGAAGTTCAATAATCCAATGAATGTTTTATCTAATGATAAAATGAATTGGTATCAATGTAATTCTAATTTTGACTTCATAAAACATATTTTAAAAAGGGCATATATATTTAATGATGTAATGTTTTTCTATGCAGATCATTCAAATAAGTTTAATATTACAAGTCTTAATAAAGAAATGGATAAAAAGGAAAATAGAATATCTAAATTTGATGTATCTCAAACAGAATTTAAAGAAGATAAGAATGATACTACTATTTATTATAATGCCTATGATATAGTAAATATGTCTGGATATTTTAATAAAACAAATAATTATGGAAGAGATGTAACATATTTTGATTCTAAAGAGATGAAAACTATAGAATATAATACTATAAATAAGATTACTGATCTTACGTTTATGGATAAAAATTTTTATAAGAAAAATGTTAATGGTATATATGCAGGTATATCAGATACAGATAATATATATAGTGAGAAATATTTTGAATCATTAATAAGAAATGATTATTTAGTAAAGAATTTTTTCGGTTATTCTGTGGTAATTCAGATAGATTCTGAATGTGATGTTAAATTATTTGACAAAATAAATTTGGTTATACCTTCTTTAGTTAGTGAGGAATTTAACGAAGTTTATTCAGGAATGTATTTAGTTGGTGGAATTATACATAATGTATATAGTAATGGAATTTATAAAAAGATGTTATCATTGCATAGAAATGGAATGAATAAATCTGAATATGTTAAGATAACAAGAGTTGTGTAAAATGGATGATAGAAGTAATGTTAGAAGAATTATAGGTCAGGATATAGAATCGATAATTACTGATTTTCTTGATACTGAAGTTCAAGATAAATTGGAAGGGTTTTATGTTGGAAAAATTGTTGATAATAAAGATCCAGATAAAAAGGGTAGATGTAAAGTAAAAGTATATGGGATTTTTGATGAAGTTCCAAATGACGATCTTCCTTGGGCAATGCCAGATTTTAATTTTATAGGAAGTACTATGGGATCATTTGTAGTACCTCCAATAAATACGATTGTAAGAATTTATTTTGATAACAATGATATTTATTTACCTCATTATAGTACAAAGGTAATAGAAGAAAGTAAACTATCTTCTCTTCGTTTGGAAAATTATCCTGATACAATGATTCTTTTCGAAACAGATGAAGGTGATTATTTAACTATGAACAGAAAGACAAAGAAATTTGTTTTTCATCATAATTCTGGAAATAATGTAGAAATAGATAGAGCAGGTAATACAGATATCTTAATTAAGAGTAATAAGGATCAGACTGTAAATGGAAATGAGGTTCATTTAGTAAAGGGTGATCATACAATTAAGAATTCAAATGTTGGTTTGATAAAAATTGATAGAATGGGAAATGTGACTATAGATGGTCTAAATGTTAAAATAGATCATGATATAATGCTTGAGGTAACAGGAAAAGTTGTTACACCAACAGGATCGGGTCCTCTTAATGCTCTCCCTACAGATCCTGTTACGGGAATACCTCATTCTGGAACTATATGTTTTTAGGAGATTTTTAGATGTTTGATGATGTAGAATTAACGAATGCTATTTTAGAAGAACTAAGTGTTGTTGAGATGAGTGCTACGACTTCTGGTGGTGATTTACAAATCATTAATCCTTTTTCTCCTGAAGATATTCATACTAAGTATGGAACTAGTATGGAATCTATTAGGTCTATGATTTATAATGATGAAAGATATACTGGATTAGAGGCAATAATAACTATTCTTTCAAAAGAATTGGAAAGTCATATTACATCAAAAATGACAATAGACGATTTGAGTGATGTAGAAATAACTAATTTACAGAATGGAGATATATTACAATATAATAATGGATTTTGGAGAAATGTAGAATATACCAGTGGGAGTGGAATTCCAGAAATACACGATTTAATATCTTACCATACTGTAAGTGGTTTAACTACTGGTCATTTTTTAAAAGCATTGTCACCTACAACATTCGGATTTACATCTCATGGTTTAACATATTCAGATGTTGGAGCAGAACCAGCATTTACAAAAAATACTGCTTTTAATAAGAATTTTGGATCAGGACATGATGATATACCTCATGGTGATCATGTTCATGATTATTCTACTTTAACAAATATACCAACTTCATTTACACCATCAGCACACGGTCATGCTATAGCGGATATCACAAATTTACAAACCACTCTTGATGGCAAACAATCAACAATATCTGCTGGTACTACTGGTCAATTTTACGCTTGGGATAAAACTATGAAAGCGGTTGACTGGGCTTATGTTGCAAATAAACCAACTACTTTTTACACACATCCAACAGGCGATGGAAATTTACACGTACCTGCAACAGGAACAACAAACAATAAGAAAGTATTGACAGCGGGTTCTACCGCAGGAAGTTTAAATTGGTCTTTTGTTGATTGGGCAGATTTACTGAATAAACCAAGTTCATTTACACCATCACCACACAGTCATGCTATAGCGGATATCACAAATTTACAAACTACCTTAAACGCAAAACAA